AGTAGCAGAAGCGGTTTGAGGAACAATATTAGTATTGTATCTAGTAAAGCCGTTGATACGGCGATATCCGCCATTTATGTCCGGCTCAAAATTTATTAGTTCACTAGCAAATCCCGGTTGCATAGCAAAAGTAGATTGGTTTAAAACTAACCCACCTTGACACGCAAATTGAAGAGGCTGAGTCCCTGATTGATCTGGCATTTACGTCACCGTGCCAGTTACAATAGAAAATCTATTTGTTCTCGGTATAAATGTTGATCTAACATAGTCATGTCTATTAACAAGCACAGACACCATATTTTTTATGCCGTCTTCAAAACGATCTAATGCAAGCTGATATTGCGCTGTTTCTCCACGATACTGATAACCATACATGACTGCGCCATCGGCAATTACATGTCGAAATCTTTCTGGAATAGAAGGGACATCTGTAGCGTTACTAAGAGTTGTTGGAATAGTGTAGCGGTCAAATTTTATTTTATACGCTTTATCAGGATACGGATATAGTCCATATTTATTGGCGGGATCACGAAATACATGTGTAGGTATGCTACCAACATCAGATCGATCTTCTTGCTCAATGTATTTATCTACATACTCTTTGTAATCTAAATATATTAAACTGCGCCCATCATTACCAAGTGTAGTGTCACGGACTAATCGAAAAGTTTGATAGTCAATAAGTTTAGTGTCGGAAGGAAGATCGTATCTAGTTTGTCCAGCAACTAAAGTTATTTCAGATTCTGCGTGGTTAAAAGGAAAAGTGTATTCACTTTGATTAATATATCTAATCGCCGCATTAACTGCGTTTTTACATTGTATTTGAAAGCCACGGGCATTCCCGAAGCTACTTGTGGTCAGTTCAACTTCATTAAATCTCGCCAATACTTCATTTGTAATATCAATGAAATTATACGCCATTAGAAATATAAACCTTCGGCAGGAAGGGGGCCGAAGCCCCCGACTTAGTTAAGCAAGCTGATCACGAACAACTTCGTTGATGTCATCTTCTCTGCCGTTCATATCGACGACCAGAGCGTAGACCCGAAGTTTACCCGCTGTAACATCAGCAGATGAGGCAATTAACTTTACGTCAATCGTATCTGTAGTAGTTACAAGCTGAGTAAAAGTCGCTTGGCTTGTAATGTTTGCTCCACCGTTGGAACCAGCGGCAAGAAAGCCTGTGGCAGTTACATCACCGCCGTCAACAATGTCATCACCTGCGGCGAAGTCAATGTCAACAGTTGGAGAAGTACCATCAAAGACAGTCAGAACCTCTGCTCCAGCAAATACCACAAGAGTATTAGCTGGAATTTCCAACACTTGGAAAATGTCACCATTGGTGCAAGAGTAGTTGGCAATTTTAGAAATATCTAAAACACCCTCCAGCATGGTGACAGGAGTCTCCATGTTACGAAGAACAGCAACCGAATCTGCGCTTTCTTCTGTAAATGTTGATGCGAGAGTAAGATCAAATGTAGCCATAATTTATCCCCTTAGAATCCTGTCTGATAACGAACTGATATCAAAGCTTCTGGACGAAGAATCTTACGACCGTACAAATGCATACCACGAACAATGTCAGCAAAGCTGTCAGGATCACGATATGTTTCTGTCTTGTTGATCTGTTGTGCAGTAGCGACTGCTGACTCATGACCACCTACAATTACACCATAGTTAGTTCCCTGTGCAGTTGCTGAACCAACTGCTGGGCCTGTTCCTACAGCGGGTAGGTTGTTAGAAACATATACACGGAAACCGTGCAGGTTGTTTATAACAAGTCCGTTTTGCAGTCCTGATCCACCAAAATCAGAATTAAACAGACGAGAATCTTCGTCTTTTAACGCCTCTACATACACTGGATCGAGAACAAGCCAGCGACCTTGAGTATCAACAAATTGTTGATCGAGTTTACGAGCCATACGAGCAATTACTTGCAACGGTGACGCTGTTGTCGTTGATAGCGAAGTGGCTCCCGGTAAACGAGGAACAATCGGAATAGCATCTCCCGCCGTTCCACCAGATGCAACAAAATCTGTTTCATCTAGGTGCATGGACTCAAGATGTTCCGCACCAGCACCATCTGCTGAACTACCGCTTGAGGCAGTGCCGATTGCTTTTGTACCGTTAACAGCATCGTTAACTGCACCAGCAACAGTGTTGAGAGAACTTTGCTTATAGCCTGACATATAACCAAGCACTTCTTGGTCATACTGATCACGCAAACGATAACCTGCACGATCTGATGCCATTTGTAGGAAGTTCACATGTGAATGTGCTTCTTCGATGTCATCAATTTTAAATGCAAAGTAATTTGATTTATCGATTACAAGAGTGAAATCTTCGTCATCAAGATCTTGAGGCACAATTTGAGCACCACGAGCGTACTCTTTAACTGTGATCTCAGGCTCTTTAATGATTTTGACAGAATCACCCATTTGGGCAATTTCACCAAAGTAGTCGTTGTTAGTTACGTCTTCAACAACAGAAGACTTCCTGAAAGCAAGCTGAACCTGCTTAGAATATATTACGGGGCTAAAGTTACCGTTAGGTAAATTTCCATACCCCGCCGCAGTTTTAAATGCCATGATTGACACTCCTTACATTGGGTTTGGTATATACTATGTAACTTCGGCAGAGGCCAGTAGCTTCAGGGTGGCGAATGCGGCCTGAATCAAGATGGGTGTTCTGTGAAGGATGCAACAGGTAACCGAACGGGGCTGTCACATTATTGTTCACATAGTTATATTTGTGAATGAAATTTTGTCAAGGTTTTTATCTAGCTGAACCAGAAACATCATATATAAACTTACCAGAACGTATTGCTTCCACAATCTCATCCTGACGAGCTTCATATTCTTGTGATGACATTTCTGCAACATCAGATTCTTTCATGTACGATTTTTCATCTGTTTCAGGAGCCGATCTTTCACTGCGTGCATTGACAGCTTTAGCGGCTTCTTTTTCAGTTGACGATGCTTTCTTTTTAGATATACCCATATCTGCTTTGTACAAATCAATTGCACGAGAAGCAGATACAGCATCGCTTTCGTTATCATACAACGACTCGATAACCCACTTTGGCTGATCTTCTACCCAGTTGTGAAAGTCATCGCTGTCTCTAATTTCATCAAAGTCAGGATGCAAACGCATTAGTTCTGCTTCTGCTTTTTCCCGCCTTGCTTCATGTTTTAGTTCGTCTATCTCCTTAAATTTAGACTCATAATCAGAAGTTTGCTCCTGCGCCTTTTTCATAGCTATTGTTTCTACAATCTTAGCTACGTCAGGATATTGCTCCATCCACGCAGACATATCCTCATCTGAAGTTGGATACTTGATCTCTTTTTTTGTAGATGCTTCTAGTTGCTTACGCAACTCATCTATCTGCTCTTGTAACTCAGATTCTTTTTTCTGAGAGTGTCGGCGTAAATCACCGTATCTTTTTTTGAAGGTCTTTTCTTCTGCACCTTCCGGTTCAGGTTCAACAGCCTCTACAGGTTCTTCCTCTGTTTCCTTCGGTTTTTTTAATTCCTGTAGTTCAGCCTCCTCTTCTTCTATACGTTTTTTGTTTGCATTCCTTTTTGCAAAACCGGATGTTACTTTTTTTTGTTCGACCTTTTCAGTCATTTCAGCTTGAGATGTAGACATGTTACTTCCTTGTCTCTGGGGCTAACGGTAGCCGTTGGGGCGTTAGGTAGCCAGTTTATGGGATTATTTTTTAGAAGCTAATCCCCCACGCTTCATTTTCTTTTTAGGTTTAGTTTTCGTTTTTAAAGACGCTAGACCGCCTTTTTTGAAAGGGCCAGATAATCCACCACCTTGACCGCCAACAGTCCCTCCCCCAACATCTTGCGCAGGATCGCCACCTTCTCTGTCGGAAGAATCATAGGCTGGGCTATACTCTCTGGTGCTTTCTTGAAAAGCGGCTTGTTCTTCTAAATCTCGTCTTTGTTGTGGGGTAGTCAAGTCCTTAGCTCTTTGAAACGCCGACGACTTAATACCCGGCCTTGTTGAACTTGGTGTTCCTTGTATGTCAGGTCTATCTCCTGCGGCAAATGATCGGGGCTGTACTCTTACCCCTTCTTTTAATTTTTCTGTGAAAGGATTTAGCGGGGTTTCGTCTGCCGCAGATTCCTCGTCGAAATCTATACCCAATTGCTGACGCTGGGCTTCACCAAGATTTGGAGCGACTCCAAGCGGGTCTAACCGCTGGTCTTGTAACCGTTGCGCCGCTGGTACGCCTGTGTCATCTTGCTTTGTTTCTATAGGCTGTTCGACAGGTTTGACAGCTTCTTGCTTCGGTGCAGAAACATCAAAATCAAATCGTTGCGTTGATGGCACATCTTCTGGTGCAATGTTGGCTTGTCCTTGTAAAGATTTGTTAAATCTTTTATCTGCTTCTACATCAATTTGTGCTTGTTCTTCTTCTGCTTTCCTTTGCTGAGAGTCCACTATTGTTTGTGTGCTTCTGGCTACAGACGGTGTACTTGGAATGGCTTCTCCGTCAGCATCCGTCACATCTAAAAGCTGTTGAATATCCTCTTTTAATTTTGTAGTCGCCGTTAACGGATTAGTATAATCTTCCGCATTTAATTGGGAACCTGTTCCTTTCAACCTTTTATTTGCCTCGTTAACAATATTTTCTACTTCATCAAGCGCAGTAAGGCGTGTGTTCAAACCTCTTAGTATGCTAATGGCAGGAAATTGTCGTTGGCCTGTTTTGGCAGGATCATTATTCCAGACCTCTTTTAGTTTTGGACTAAAGGAAGAAAGCACATCGTATTTTAATTTACTTGCCGCACTTCGAAGTCTCGCCTCTTCTGCGAGATCTCGCCCATCATCATCGTCGTCTGATGGTCTTCGTTGTGTGGGGGCAACTTCAGGTGTCACTTCGGGTTGTGCTTCAGGTTCAACGTAGGGGTTAAATCCTTCGGGTATATTTTGGATGGGCTTACCATCTAGAAAAGTAAATGTTCTAATCGTCCCGTCTGGCCCAATGAATTTCCTCGTTTCATAAACAGGTATGCCGCTTTCAGATGGAGAAATTTTTGGAGGAGGAGTTGTAGCTGAAACAGTCGGTCTAGTTACACCGGGAGGCAAAAAATTACCTGTTGGTTGTTGTTGTGTGGGCTGTCCTGCTAAACCTCCTACCTGAAACATTACGGGATCGTCTTGATCCATTTCATCAATAAACTGATCTATTGGATCACTAAACGGTATAGTGTCACTAATAATAGCCTCTTCACTATTTCCCATTTGTCCCATAGCTTCCATTTTAGCAAGACCCGCTTTAGCCATGCTACGCATCTTCATTAAGTTTTCCAGACCTATATAACGCACGACATCAGCGGGAAAAACAAATTCACCCTCACTTAATTGTGCTGGAATGTCATCACGTACTTCTTCTTGCGTAGAACCAGATGGAACTTCATTACCGGACACAGGATCGACAGTACCGCCTTCATCCATCAAACCACCTAACATTTCCATTTCAGCCATCTGTTTTCAAAGCCTCTTCTTTTAAATACTTTAAAGTGCGCAAAACATGTATCGCCCCTTGAGCTTGATGCAACGCAACAACATCACCTGATTGTTCTAATTTTTTATGCTGTTCACTAATTAGAATATCAATGTAATCTAAAAACGCTTGCCACTGTTTAGCATTACTGCAAAGGGGCTTGAGGCGGCTCACCGCCTTGTGGCGAAGGTTGCTGTCCTGTAGGTTGTTGCTCATTACCTGTAAATCCTTGTTCACCCGGTACAGGAACTTGTCCAATTCCTATATTGCCTCCACCTGTTCCCGCTGTATCTGAAACATTAGGAACACCTTGCGCTTGAGGTGCGGCAGGAGGTGTGGGTGTATTTTGTTTGAGTATCTGCGCTTGCCTTGCCGCTTCACTTAGATCGTTTGTAACTTTGTCTGGATCTAAATCCATTGACTTTGCAATTTCTCTGACTATGTACGGGAACTTTGCAAATGGGGCAAGTGATGGGTTAGAAGCAATCTGTAAAAATTGCATTAATCGTTGCGAACGCACTTCGTTAGCCATCAACGACTCTGTGCCTCTAGCTTTGACTTCTAGATCGCCTTTGATAGAAGCGTCGTAATCAAACTGCATGTTAAAAGAAAACATTGCTTTACCTAACGGAGCAAGCAAATAATCATCTACGTTTTTAATTACAGTTTTGATACCGCCAGCCGCCGCATTCATTAACATAGATATGCCTGATGCAGTTCTACCTACACCAGCAACTCCGGTTTGTCCGTGTGCAAACGATGGGAATCCCGTTGACTCATCCGCAAGAACACGAGCTTTATCAAATAGTTGCATATTTTCCGCAGAAACATTTGGGAACTTTGTGCCAAAAATAGCCTGACCCGGTGCGCCGCTTTGTCTACGAAATACTTTACCCGGATACACAGACAGATCTTGTCCCGGCACTAAGTTAGTTTCATCAATTTCAATTAGCAGATTGCCAGACAATACTGCATTGTCCACTGCCATACGCATAAAACCGTTCATCAGTGTTTGTGTATCGTCCATGTTTTCTGCAATACCTACACCAAAAAAGGAGTACGGATTTAATTCATACGGAACTGCATAGTATGGAATGTTGGCTGGCTTAAATGGATTAAGCACTGCCCGTAGTATCCGACCATTACAATACCAAATGTTTGCTTGTACCTCGTCCAAGTTGGCAAGCTCATCTGGTATTTTTACATCGGTATCCTGAAGAATTGCAACGTCAATGTTGCCCCAATATTCTAATACCTCAAATCGTTCGATATCATAATCAACAGTATAATCTTTTAGATCATCTTCCCAATATTTTTTGACATAGCCTTCTCCCATATCAATGACCTCGTCAATGACATTACTACGGAAGAAAGGTCTTTTGGCTAAAGCACGCAGTTGGGAACGTGACATTTTATGACGTTCGATGACAAACTGTGCTTCGTCCATGTTAGAAGCATCTGGATCTGGATAAAAATTCCAGACAGATACGTGAGAAGTAGAAGGGACTGTTTTGACCACAGGATTGTATTCACCTGTTTCATCCCAGTTGGGATATTCCTTGTCTATTGCAAATGGCCCTTTCATTATGCCAGTGCCAAACAAAGCCATTTCAAAAGAAGATGATCTTAATTGTTTGGATGCATGTGATTCTTCAAGCTGATCATGTATTTTTTTCTGCATCTTTTTAGCGGCAACCATAGCTGGGCTAAAGTTGATTGCAGAGGGAGATGTACCCGCACCCGATACTAAACCTTCGACCTCGTCTAATTTATTTTCTAGAGGGCCAAGTCCTTTTTGCGTCAAGGATGATAATGTTGCGCCCGGAGGTAACTCATTTCCATCCCCGGCAAAGCCATAAGGCGAGACAGGTTCACCCATGCGCTGATCAAGTTCATTTTTTTGCGGATCAAAGTGAACTGTTTCTTCCACGCCTTCGGGTAGTTTAGTTGGCTCTACTGTTAATGGAAAAGTGTTATTAGCAAACAACACATCAATAATCTGACCATACGCCGCTAGAGTTTTAGTTTTAGTTACTTTAATAAACACACGAGATTTTTCTGCCTCGGTAAACTGCACATCCGGGCCGTACAAACCTCTATAGTTACGGTACGCTTGTAGCCACCTATCTTCATCTTGGCGACGAGTATCTTCTGCTTTGCGATATCTATCCATCACAAAGTTAACTAGATTTGATACCTCAGATTCTTCTGTTGTTTTTTCTGGAATGTCGTCTAGTGAAACTTTATTGTTTGCGTCAAAGATATCTTCTTCCATATTTTAATATCCAAATGTAGAGTCTGCGGGAGCAAAAGTAGATGGCCTACTTTTAGCAGGGTCATAATCCCATATCGAAAATCTGGGGCGGGACATGATGCCATATCTTATTGCATCGTAAAGGTGATCTTCCGATTTTGTGTTGATATCTTCTGGGTTCCGTTTGTCTAAGGGGAGCACAGGTAACTGAGCGATAATATGTGTGCAATTATTGAAGATCTGTAAGCGAGGCTCTTCGGTAAATTCATCTATCTGTAACCTACGATGCATTTCATTTTTACCTGCAACACGAGAACCCGCAGATCTATCCGAAGGCTTCCATCGACACCCCCGTTGAATCATTTGCTCTGCCAGTGAAGGCCCGATATCACCCCTTCTGTGCCAGCACGAACTATCTAAAACTCCGTATCGAATAGTGCCATCCTCGGATTCCAAATCCAAAACCATATCTGCGAGATCAGTTGCCAACACTTTACTGACATATAATTCA